GAGGTGGGTCATTTTTATATTTTTGAAGCAAGACACCAACATTGTGTCATGCCTTTTAAAGTAAAAAATAAAGGAGATATTAGAAGATCTATGTCTTTTAATTTTATACAAAAATTTGTTTGATAAATATATGATAGGAAAAAATGTTTGAAAATAAAATTAAATTTATTGCGATTGACGGTACTATGAAAGATATATGGCCAAATCCAAAACCCGCTTCAAGATTTATACCTGAAGGATATAAAAAACTTAAAAGATTTAAAGATGATAATATGCATGATCCAACAGTGAAAACCTGTGTGCCTTTTTTAGACTCTTTAACAATGGGATACATTATACCATTTGATCAAGATTATGTTGTGGATCCTGTAGAAAATGATTTTTCTGTAACACCAGCAAATAGAGAACAAAATGGTATTGGTTTTCATAATCGAGAACAACAACTGCCAGAAGAGTGGAAAAAATCAACAGGTGACAACGCGGGAAAATTTCACAATAAATGGCTGATTAAAACAGCGCCAGGCTATAGTTGTTTATTTATAAAACCTATGAATAGAATAGAGCCTAGGTTCGATATCATTTCAGGAGTTGTTGAAACAGATACTTACATTAATGTTATAAACTTTCCATTTATTTTAACTAAAAGAGACAAACAGTTTTTAATTAAAAAGGGAGAACCCATGATTCAAGTTATACCATTTAAACGAGAGTCATGGAAAATGTGGTCTGGTTTTTATCAGGAACCTGAACATCTTAAAACATTAAAAAAATTAGATAGCAAGTTTTTTGACAGATATAAAAATATGTTTTGGAAAAAGAAAACTTATAAATAATGATTAAAATAACTGACTACATTCATTGTTACGAAAATGTTTTAGATAAACATCTATGTGAAGAAATAATTAAAAATTCAAAAAACATTAATTTTGAAAAAGCTAAAACAATAGAACAAAGTGACTTTAGAAAATGTTATTCGAATTGGTTAGATGAAAAATTTAATACAGATTTGCATGAAGCTGTAGGGCGAATGTTGCAGATGTACAAAAAAGATCACGAATATTTTGGTATTGGATTGCTGACTATTGAAGACACAGGCTATGAACATTTAATTTACATCGGAACACAGGAGGGTGAATACAAAGAACATGTAGATCATGCTGATCTTTATACTAGACAATTAACTTGTTCATTTATTTTAAATGATAATTACGATGGTGGTGATTTCGTTTTTTTCGGTGGAAAATACAAAATACCTCCTAAGACTGGTAGTGCAGTTGTTTTTCCAAGTAATTTTTGTTTTCCTCATGCTGTTACGCCTGTCACAAATGGTGATCGCCACGCTGTAATTACATGGATTCGTTGAAGAGTTTTACGGTTTAAAGGTTTGGTTTACAAAAAGGAAAGTTATAAGTAATCGCGCCAAGTCTCTCCTTCATTATCTGTTCCTCCTTCTTGTGCAGCTCTATGAGCCGCCATCGCAGTTTCGATTTCACCTTTTCTTGTTTCAGCCCAAGTCAATAAGGCAGCTATTGTTGTAGATCCTACAGCATCGCTTGTTGCATTTAAATTAGTATTGCCTGTCATGTTTCCATTAGCATCTTTATTTTGAATTTCATTTTGACCTAAAAGATTATTCCATAAAACACAATGAACTGTATCAGGGATAGCAGGCATAGAACCTCCTCTATCAGCCCATTCAATTACAAAACCATTATCTATGTTAATGGTATCACCATTTAAAATTACAATTTGTGTTGCCATTTATATCTCCTAATGTTTTATTATGTAGTTAACCACCACAAAAGGTGAGAATGAATTTGTCCCTGCTGCTGTTACACTTCCTGTCAAAGAGGTTGTAATATTACCTGTTAAAGTACCAGATAAAGTATGTGAGTGGTTGTGACCAGTTCCTGAACCAGCATTATTAAGACCATTAGCCACGTGGTTGGTATTACCATTTGGAGTTCCAGTGAATTGAGGCCCTGATCCAGTATTTGAAGTGTTAGCCGTGTTTGTAGTGTGATTGTGCGAAGCTAATTGAGCAGTGGTTAATGATGTGTTGCTAATACTACCAGTAATAGTCACAGATTGATTTGTAGCGTTTGTTGCAGCTTGGTTATTAGTTACAGCAACAGTAACTGTGTTAGCTCCACCTGTGCCCGCTAAGTTGTAAGTATTACCATCAAAACCTTGTGGCATTTTACCTTGTAGGTTAGGAACATTAAAAGTAGTTGAACTGTCACCCGCTCCGTAAGTAGTTCCAACTACTGCAAATAAATCTGCAAAAGTTGTTCTTGAAACTGCAGCACCATCACATAATAAATATCCATCAGGAGCTGTTGCTTTTGTCCAAGGCTTGATAGCCCCTACTTCACTTCTATTTACTATATCTTGTAAGTTAGCCATGTTTAATCGTTATACTTTAATCTCCAACCGTTGTCACTGTCATTGTACACCAACGCAAAGCCAGAACCACTAGTTGATACTGTTAAATTAGATTCGGACCCTTGTATCTTATGACTGTTTCTATTAACAGTTAAGTTGTGAGTCGCAAAAGTTCCTTCTGCATCAATGAATTTTACTTGATCACCAATAGCAGCAGAACTTGGTAGTGTTATAGCTACGGCACCGCCAGATGTATCAACAAAAATATTATCACCTGCTGATGCAGTATAATCCGATGTTTTTTTAATCCATGTCTCACCTAAACCAGCAAGTGTAAAAATATCATACCAGTTAGTTCCGTCAGTTGAAACTAATCTATATTTACCATTTGAAATTGTTAATGTGTTGCCCGTGGCACCTAATCTTGCAGTGACGTCAGCGCCACCAGAAATGTTATTATAAAGTCCGTAAGTTTTTTGTGTAGTTGGAAACTGTACTATGTGAGTAGTAGAAATAGTTCCAGAAAAAATTATTTGATTTTGTCTTGCTTCGTTGTTAGCTTGAGATTGTGGGCCATCAGCATTTGTTAAAGTTGTAGGACCTGTTCCAGATAGAGTTTTTGCATAAACACCAGCGATAGCAAATTCAAATACTTGAGAAAAGTTATTGTTAGTAATAGTACCCCAAGTTCCAGAATTTTCTCCAGTTGTTTGTAGTTCTATTCTTAAACCTGTTGAATATGTTGAACTCATTTAATCTCCTAATTTAAAATTTAATGATTATTTTAAAGTTTGTCAAAACTTTTATGCAGCTTTGTGAACTTCTGTCCAACTTATATCGCTGTTTGAGTCATCTACTTGGCTCCAGAAGGTTCCTTGTAAAGTACCAGTTGCACTTGTACCAGAAACTCCTGTTATTGTAAAGCTAACATCTGTACGAATATTTAAATTACCCTCAATAGCTGTGGCTTCTACACTAGGGGCTTCATACAAAGTTTCTTGCTCGGCATCTCCTATAGTGGATGTCATACCAATACCAGTAACAAAAACTGACGTGCCTACCGTTCCAACAGTAGAGGTCATTGCATTTCCTGTTGGGAAAACTACAAATTCAGGATCAGCTTCAGCATTTCCTACGGTTGACTGCATTGCGGTGTCGGCACCAACTACTACTGTGGTTTGACCATCGCCTGAAACAGCAAAAGTTCCTGTTGTAGATGTTAATGGGTTTCCAGATACAGATATATTTTGATCTGTCGCAACAGCCTCATCGCCTGTGCTTATGGTCATAGGTTGACCAGTTAATGCAAACGAACCACCTACAGCGCCCCATTGTTGTTCACTCCAGCCAATAGAATTACCTGTATTAACGTCAGTGTCTCTATTCCATCCAGTTGTGCTTGTTACACTCGTTGATTCATCGCCTACGCTTGATGTAAGTGGATTACCTGATACAGATATATTTTGATCTGTTGATAATGAAACATCGCCCCTTGCTGATGTTGCAGATGCACCATTTGTAATGGTAGCGTTTGCTATACCTGTAGCAACAGAAGTTCCAGCTGTAGAGGTAAGTGGGTTACCTGATACAGATATATTTTGGTCAGTGGTAACTGTCTCAGTACCTGCAGATGACGTGAGGCCAATACCTGTAACAGATACAGGTGCTTGTTCAGACCAGGCACCACTGTTCCAAGTTTCTCGGCCCCATCCTTGGATAGAGGCCATGTTTTATCTCCTATGCTATTCTTATGATTGCAGCAGTTGCTTCAGCAGCAGGAAACGTAATTGTAAACGTACCAGCAGTTGAAGATTTAACCGCACCAAAATCAAGAACACAGACTGCAGCGTTTGTAGTCAAACCAGATACAGTTGAGCTGTTGTAAATAACAGCAGCTTGTGCAGAAATAGTTGCACTTGTAAATGATAAGTCTGGTTGAAAATCACATACAGCAGTATCTGATGATAAAGTAGGTGTTACAGATGTTAACGTCCCACCACCTTCAGAATAAGTTCCTGAGTTTGCTACTTCGTCAGTTTGTTGAAAAGCAGTTGTTGATTTACTTAGTGTTGCTTCACTATCGTATAGCGCTAGTTTAAAAGTATTCCCCGTCGTTGCCGTAAAATTGTGCAGGCCTTTCAGGATCTCCACTTTAAAACTATTACATATAGCTTGATTAATTGCCATAATAATCTCCTATGGGTTCCTAGACTCGAGAGGGATACGAATAACGCCATCTCGAAATTCGTCTCTACGGTCACGCCCCATCTCATATGTGGCTAGAGCCTGTACAGACTGATTATACATTTTATCGTAGTATTGTATCATATCGGCTGGACCTTTCAAGTATCCAAGTGCCTCTAAAATACAACCATACAAAAGCACGTTTGGAGCATTTTGACTAACCCAGTTCGATGTTGTCGTGCTGGATAAGACAGGTGGCTTATACGTGTATGCGAGCTCTACAGTTAATGCAGCGTTCGGGGTTGGTGCCAACATATGAGTATCATCATCATAAACAGCATAATACTTGGGAGTACCTGCTCCTGTTGATGTCCTATTTGGCGCAAATTCGTTCATAAACGAAATATCTTTTTGTATCAAGAATGTTCTATTATCAGAACCATCTATCAACTGAATATATCTAGTTGCCTCCCAATCTGCAGGAAGCGGTAAAAAAGCGTTATTTACAGTTAATGTAGCAGTGTCATATCTTCTATAGTATGTAAGATCTACAGTTCTTCTTAGTTTGTCTTCAGTTGAAATTATAAATTGATTTATAATTGCATCTGTCAAAACATCTGAAGAAGTTTCAGTATAATCTCTTACATTAGATAATAAATCTGAATAATCAGTCATGACGTGCTCACTGTAACATTTCCTGTTTGACTTAGCAACTTAGTCTCTTTTGCATCTGTTTTTGGTTGCATTCCAACACTAGAAAATATGTTTGTGTTAACTCCTATAAGACCGACGAAACATCTAGAATCTGCTCTTTGTGGCCTTGCATTTTCTAATGCCTCTGGGTCACTTATTATCGGTAAAGGCTCTAGTTGAGGATGTTTTCTCTCAAATTCAGATATATGTACAGTTGATCCATTCCATTCTTTGACCATTTCATTGTACGGAAAAGCCATACCAGATCTATCTGATATTCTTTTAGCAAATTTACCTGATGCATATTTAGCCATTATGAAGTTCCTGGTAAATAAGTTTTAGGTGTTAAAAATAAACTTGATCTTTCTCCATCTTGAGCTGCTGCTCTTTGAAACTCATCTTCATAAACTTGTTTTAATAATTGAATTCTTTCTGGCGCTTTTTTCATAGCTATGTAATAAGCTAATCCAGCAGTCATACATGGAAGAAAACGAAAAGGAATCTCAGCATTATTTGTGTACTCGCCAGCATCCTTCATACGAAGAAGAGCGTAGTATTTTAGAGTGTATGTTGTATCAGCTTGAGGATATAGATATAATCTTGGGTTTATCGTACGCTCAAAATAGTATTGAGTTGGTCTTCCGCTGGTCGTTTTAACAGCAATATTTAAATATGTTGATCTACTTATGGGTGTTGCAGAAAAATCATTATTACTGCTATCACTTATAGCAAGATCTGTAATATCAATTATTTGTTGTGCTGCCTCTTGACCAGAACCAAATAAATCTAAGCCAGTTAAATTATTTGTTCCTGCCGTTATTGTTTTTTCTTGTAATTGAATGGTCCAAAGATTTAATCCTCTGTTTGCCCATTCAGAAAGCATTAAGTTTAATGAACGTCTTGCAGTTTGCAAATCGTAGCCACTACGAACTTGCAAACCACAACGCTCATATGCTTCTTCAGCAATTTCATCTATCGATAGATCAAAGCTAGCTGTTGATGCGTAAGTTGGCA